CAGGTGTTTCATCAAACAGCGACTCCGGTGTTGGTGCCGGTGCCTCTGATTTAGCGCGAAATTTAACGTCTGCTCTACTCATAATCCATACTCCGTTTGCCATGCAGGGGGTTCGGGTTCATCGTCTGCATGATCTTCCATCGTCTTCAAAAAGTTGTACACGATCCGGTTGACCGTGGTTGCGACCGCTGGCTTCTCACCTTTCTGAGCGTTCATCACCGCATCATAGGTTAGACCTTGAGCCATCATGTCTTTTTGCGTCCAGTCTTTCCAAGCACGAACCGCAAACGCCATGGCGAACACTCGATCGTCTTTGCAATTTTCGTCGCGTGACTCTGGCGCACCGATGTGCCCGTTATCGACAACCACCAACGACATTTCGTTCAGCAACGAACGGGAGTTGATGTTCAACTCGTTCGACACATAACAACCGCGAAGCTGGTGCATCAGAATTGACTGGGTATTCCAGTTAGTCTGGAAGCCGATCACATAACCGGCACCCATCGAGTCAGGCCGCTTGTACAGATACATCCGTGCGTGCGAACCGGCGTCTTCCCATCCACGGGCTTTCACCCGCGAAGCGTTGCTTTCTAGTGAAAGCAATTGCCGGAGATGATCGAACTCGCCAAGAACAAGTGCGCCCGGCCCACCGATTTCGGGGTTGACGAGACAATCGACATAGGCAGACGACAAATGGAACAATACCCAAGCCGCGTGTTTGGCCTCAACATCTGCGGTACAATACTCCGCGACTTGTACAACTCGGTCTGCGAAGCACCGCCATACTGAGATGACGTGGTGGTCTTTGTGGTCGTTACGCCCGTAGGCAGGGTCCATACCGATAACATACTTTGCTCCTTCAACCGGTTCTTCCCAGACTTTTAACTCGATGTCGTCGGGGCTATCAATGCCCGGCTTCAGCTCAATCATTTTGAAATTGAAGAAGTCGCCGTCCACTTCATACCGGTACGCTTTGTAGCGCACCATCTCTTCGTCCAACCGCTTCATATCCGCCGTAATCACGCGGGTTTGGAAGAACGAATAACCCGTTTGAACAAACGCTTGTTCGGCAGTCCATGGTTGGTTTTGATCCAACAAAGCCGCTTCGGCGCCCGCCGCTTCGGTTTTCCACCGTATCCAAGCCAATTGTTCAGCCGTGATCTTATGGCCGTAATTCTCTTGTACGACGTCGATCATTTCTTTCTCTTCGAACTCCGGCGGGTGCAAACCGTGTTGCAAGAACCGCGGGTCTTTCCGTGGTATCCGGTTCGTGTCGCCAGCCCACCAGCCGACAAAGAAAGACTTCGCCGACAGCGGGTCATTCAAGCCATCGACATACCGTGTACGCCAATGGTTAAACCCTTTTGCTGTCGACTCATAAATAAACAAACGGTTAGGGTTTGTTTGAGCAAAACCTTCCTCAAGCGACTTCAATCCTTCCGCCGAGCCGTAAGCCGCAACTTCCGTCAAATGTCCGAAGGCATAACCGACACCTTCGCCCCATGACGTTCCTTTGTCCTTCGTACCGGCCACCAACAAATCCAACCGTGCCCCGTTGGAGAACTGCAACATTTGCCGGTTGGATCGAACGATCTTGAACGTGTCACCGAAGTAGCCGTCAGGAAACGACTCAACATACTTTTCCAACAACATACGGTTGGCTTCGCGGTTCTTCTCGGTGTCCGTCACCAGGCACCCGATGATGTTCGGGTGCAGTGCCATCCAGAACACGTCAATTGCCAGCGACACTGTGGTGACGCCAAGTTGGCGGGACTTCAGGCAATAGAACTTGTGGATGTCACTATCGAGACCAGTGCCGACCTCATGGATGAAGCGGCGTTGCGATTCCCACAGCTCCAGCTTTGACCCACGCTCGTCTTGCGAAATCGCTTCCTTGGATGAAATACGAATATCACCAATGAAGTCTTGAAACAGTTTGAGCCATTTCGATGATTTTACCGCCATGTCATTTGACCCATTGGTTGTACGGGCACTGGTTCCGGTGGCGACCAATCAAAGTTATGGTCGTTCAGGATGTCCCAAGCCATTTTCATTATATTGGCGACTTCTTCACCTTTTGCAATTCGGCGGCGAATATCCGCGGCCTGTGCATCAAGCACCGGACCAATACGATTGACCTTTTTCTTCTTGGCTTTGAACTTTTTAGCTAATTTTTCCAATTTTTTGGCCGAATTTCCGAGCCTTTCACGCTCGTTTGCTTCAGCCTCGATCTGGTTCTCCAACGTCTTGATCGCATCCCCAAGGATGTCAAAACGCTCGACTTCCAACCCACGGGACTCAATCGTATTCAAAATCGTGTTGATTGCGTTGGTCGCAAAATGCAACGCCTGAGAAAACGTGTTGTCAGGCTGGCTTCCACCCACATCGCCAGTTTCATCATAGCGTTTCCGGCGGTCTTCGTCGCTCAAGCAATCAAACGCCGCCGTCAAAGCACCAAACTGTTCCGCATCTCCGCCACCGTCAGGGTGTGCGGACTTGGCTTTAGCACGATATGCCTTCTTGATGTCAGCAGGACTTGCGTCCCGCCCGACACCCAAGACATCGTATAAATCAGACATGATTAAAGCCCGTTGTTCTCGCGCCAGCCTTTGAAGGCCCACTGGTCGTCCTCGGACAACTCAAAAATAAATTCACCCTGCTCAGGTTTTGCAACAGGTTTGCTTGGTTCATTATCAACAGGTCTCAGCGACCAGTCCAATTCCAGATCAAACACTTTGGCAAAATCTTCTACCGTTTCAAGTGTCACTGCACGGTCGTGCCATTTGGAAATGACTTCGCTACACCGCTCGATTGTTTTTTCAATGTTTGCCATCTTGCTTCTCCCGATCAAGACCAACTTCAATAAAACGCCGTGCCGCTTCAGTGTACGAGACCTGAACCGTCACGGCGTAACTTTTCAATCTATCTAAAAGATTTGAAGATACCGGAACAGTTACCTTTTCCCGTTTGGCGTCTTCTTTCTTTACATAGATACGAGGCATTACTTCTTCTTTTTCTTTTTAGGTGGATGTGCGAAGTCACCTAGATTGGCAATACGATTGACAGAAGAAGGTGCTTTCTTTTCAACCTTGCTGGTTTCTCTCAGCTTGGTTGCCATGTCTTCCGGGGTTGACGAACGTTTCGCCATTTTATTTACCCTTTTTCTTCGCAGTCCGTTGCGTCTCTTTTGCTATCGCAACGGCCTGTTTCTGTGGCTTACCTTCTTTAACCATCCGGCGAATGTTTTCACCGACGGCCTTTTCTGAAGATGATTTTTTCAAAGGCATATTACTTACCTTTTTTAGCCGCAGAGATTGCGTCTTTCAAAGACTTGCCTTCTTTCATTGCTTTGTTGGCAGCGGAAGAAACGTTCTTTTTGGATGCCGCGGATGCAGCTTTCTTTGGGGTTATAGCCATTTTTATCTCCTCAAGGGGTTCTGCGACGGCGGGGTTTGTCGATGCTGTCGTCAAAGAGGCTTTCGGGTTTTGGCTCATCCTCAATAGGCTCAATAACTTTTTCAACATCTGGAACTCCGACGGGTTCAGGTTGTACCGGTTCAATTGCGGTAGGCGAGCGATGCTTTGCCAACGTTGACTGTACACAATTTCCCACCATTGCGACAGCGGCTCTATATGCCGAAATGGTGTGCTTTGTACGGTTGTCAGTCGGGATGTCCCACACCGCTCGCTCTGCCGCTTTCTTCAACTCCCCAGCAAGGTCGTCTAAGAAACTTTGAAACTGTTGATCCATGGTGTCTCCTTGATCTGATTCGATAGTATCAGATGGTTTATAAGCTGACAAGCTGTCCGCAGTCGCAGTGCCACATCAGAACACTGTAATAATTATGAGGCCGTCCAAGGTCAGCAACAATCATCCAGCCCTGTTGATGGTATTCATCGACCCTAGAATGGATTACATATTTAAACAATCCGGTTCTTATCACGGCGCTTTCCCAAGCTAACTTATTGATATTGCTTGTCTTAAACGGGCAAGGACAACCTGTCAACATCAAAAAATTTTTTGGGGGGCGGAGCAAGGGTGGCGCCGGAAAAATTTTTGGACGAGTCCATTCACTTTTACAGGATTTCTTTTTGAATCTGAGAGGGACGCCCTAGCCCCTAACCGGAGCGCCGTAGGCGCGACCTGTACAGAGCTATGGCTATACGGAGTCGCGAGCGATAGCGAGCCACTAACAAAGCTACGGCGTTAGCTCTGAGCGAGCGAAGCGAGCGAAAAAATTTTTTTTAAGGCGCAACGGTGCGCAACGGTGCGCAACGGTGCGGCGCAACGGTGCAGCGGCGCAACGGTGCGCAACGGTCGGCGCAACGGTTGCCGCGAGTCGATTTTTTTTGAAGGGCTGATTTTTTAGAAGGTGATTGGCGGCTGCGCGGTCGATTTCATCGCCGGATTTTTGCAGCTGATCGCCGGATCGGTGCATCGGCGTTGCAGCTGGTGCGGTCGGTCACGGATTCAATTTTTGCGCGGGTGCGGTGTGACGGTGTGACGGGTTTGCGGTTGGTTTAGACAAAAAATTTTTGTGGCAAGGTTTTTGCCGCAAGCAATTGCTCGCGTTACGTCCAGCCGTCGAGGCGTGGGGCTGTCGGTCGGGCTGCTGTCGTGCGTTCGCGTTTGGGTGCCGTGATTGCAAGGGCTGCGTCGGCTGGTGGTCGTGGTGGTTTGTTTGATAGTGCGCGGAGTCGTTGGGTT